TCAAACAGGTGCAATACTATAAATCATTGAGTAAGAATTCAGGTGGTTACGGAATGATGATACGCGAGGACTCATGTTAAGTGCTGCAGACCTCTCTTATATGCGGTCAAGCATAAATGAGTTATTCCCTGACTCGTGTAATATTCTTTCGTTATCCTGGTCAAGCGATGGCGAGGGCGGTCAGGTTGAAACTTGGGGTACGTTATCCTCATCGACTTGTCGGGTGGATTATGGTCAAGGGCGCGAGGCTATTTCTGGCGGGGCTTTACTACCTTACCAAAAAGCGATTATCTCAATGCCGTATGACGTGGTAATAACTCCCGCCAACAGAATACAAATTGGAGCTAATACATTTTCAATTCAAGCGGTGAATAATGGTGCATCCTGGAAGGGCGTTACTAGATGCACAAGCGAGTTGATACCATGATGAATTTCAAGATGAAAATAAAAACCGATCCTCTTGTTTTGGAAAAAAAAATAAACGAGTGTATTCCTGTTGTAAAAAAACACGCACTGAATATTGCTGCAGTATCTGCCAGTAATGCGCCGGTTGATACGGGGACTTTGAAAAACTCAATAAATGCGCATGAAAGTGAAAAGACTGATAAGAATTGGATTATCGAGGACGGTGTAACTTACGGTGTAT